AATGCTGCCAGGACCGCTAATTTGCTGATATACCCCACACCAGATGGCGGCCTGGTGATGGCTGAGCCGGACAATAACCCACCAGTGGCCACGCTTGAAATGGGTAAGCAGATTAAAGAGATTTTGATCAATGATGACTATCGGCAGCGCTTTAGTGAATACCTCGTTAAGAGCTTTGACTACGGCGCAAACACCTCGCGCAAGGGCACGGTCAAGGATGACGGCCTGACGTTTTTCAGGCCCATGCATGTGATTGCTGACCGCATGGGTAACAGCCTGGGCGCATTGCAGCGCCGCGCAGAAATGGAGCGCAATCGTAGGCTGGCGCGGGCGCATAGCCTGGTAGTGACGGTGGTTGGTTGGGGGCATGATCAAAGCAATGCCTGGCAGCCATGGCGACTTAACACACAAGTGCGCGTTGTGGTGCCTGATGAGGGCATAGACCAGACCTTGCTGATCAGCGACATCGAGCTGACACAGGATGACCGGTCCGGGACACTTGCCACTTTAACGCTTGTACACCGCAATGCGTTTGTCGGCCAGCCACCAAACGCCAAAAAGAAAAGCGCAGCAGCGAGAAAGGCGAGACGATGATTGCCCATGTTTGGCGGCGGCTTCAGTTGATGATAGCGCAAGGTATAGGCCTACGCGTAAGCACGCATACAGTGCAGATTAAGTGCCTTGATGGTGAGGTGCTGGACAACATTGACCGTATTCAACCTTATGGATTTTCATATCGCCCGCACAGCGGACATCAGGCTTATGAGGTCTTTCCATCTGGTGATCGATCACATGGTTTTTGTCTAATTGCTGGTGATCGTCGTTATACCTTAGAGCTTCAAGATGGTGAGGTCGCATTGCATGACGATCAAGGCCAGATGGTGAAGATAGCGCGCGACATGGTGCTGGCAAAAAGCCATCAGAAAATCCGTTTAGAAGCGCCAGACATTGAAATTGTCGCCAGTGAGCGCTTTGCGTTTCAGACGAACGGCCACGGGCAAGAGTGGCTGCCAACCAAGATCAACACCTGGCAGATTGGTGAAGAGCCAGGCGAAGCTTACCCGATATCGCCCCCGGAGTTTTAAATGCTCAAACTCGTACAAACTGAATATGGCCATTTTGATTTGGCTCTGATTGAACCCACCGAGGATGCAGGTAAAGCACGCGCAAAAACTGCCGTGTATGCCGCGTTATTCACTGACCAGATCGCCCCTGAAGACCGTGTGGAAGATGGTGAAAACCGTCGCGGCTGGTGGTATGACGAAACCTTGGGCACTGGCCTGTGGTATGTGCGCCGCCAGGCGCTGACTGAAGCCGCCAAGCGTGAAACCATCCGCATGATCCGCGAGGCGCTGATTAATACCGAAGGCATGACCGATATCGCCGTGACCGAGCTGGACGCCCAGCGAAATGTTTCGCTACTCGTTCTCGATATTCGCGGGGCCTATGATGGCGTTAACTTTCAAACCGAGTTTAAGAGCAACTTAATCCCTGTTGCGCAGGTGCCAAATAGCAGTTTATGGGACGTGCAATGGGATATTCAGTGGGCTGACTAATGGCATATATCGCACCAACCTTTGCAGCACTTAAAGCGCGTATCGAGCAAGACTTGAGCGCGCTTGTTGCTGTGCTGCGTTTAGCGCTGGCTGTGGTGTTTGCAAAGGCTGTGAGTAGCCTGCACGTGCATCTTGAGTGGATTGACCAGCAATGTTCACCGCTTACATGCAGCCTTGAGCGGCTTTATGATTGGGCGGTGCTTTATAGCGTCACACGACTCGATGCCACGTTTGCCACCGGACAAATTGCCGTCACCGGCAATGTGGGTGCGTTTGTTCTACTTGATGAGTTGCTGCGGGCAGACAATGGCTTAGATTATGCAGTGACGGCAGCGGTTGAATTGGCGAGTGGTGTTAACCTGGTTTCGATTAAATGCACCACGGCCGGTCAGGCTGGAAACATAACCGTAGGCAGCGTTTTAACTTTTGTAGAACCGCAAGCTGGGGTCGATAGCCAAGCCACAGTGAATGCAAATGGCATTACTGGCGGTGCTGAGCAAGAAGACCTGGAAACATGGCGCGCCCGTGTGGTGGATGAATGGCAAGTGGTCACTGAGTATGGTGGCCGCAGTGGTAAAAACCGCGATTATGTTGCCTGGGCAAAAAAGGCGCATCCATCAGTTACCGGCGCATTGGTATATCGCAATATTCTCGGCATGGGCACAATACTGGTCCGGCCAATTTGTAATGGTTTAGAAGGCAGGTTGCCGACGACGGCGATTATGGATGCCATTGCCGCCAAGTTTTTAGAGCTTGCCCCAGCCGGTGCAGATTGGAGTTTAGCATTGCCTCTGCAACAGCTTGTGACCGTCAATTTAACACTCAATCCGGCCGTGGACAGTGAAGCCAACCGTGCCTTAATCACCAATGCCATCAACAACCTGATATTGGCTGAAAACTCTGAAACCAGCGTGATATTTATGGCAGAGCTTGATGCAGCCATTGCCAGCGTGACCACACAATACACCCGCAATGCACCCTTGGCTGATATTACTGTTAACAGCGGCTCAGTGTTTATTCTTAACGCGGTGGTGTTCTAATGAAGCTGCGTTTTCATACAGTTCGTGAGTATGCAAATGCCATGCTTAATTTGTTGTTAGAGGGTGCCGCATGGCGCTGGCCCGTTGATGGCCTGGGTGACAAGATTTTTCAGGCGTTTGCCGTTGAGCTGCTGCGCATTGAGTTGATCTGTCAGCAGGTCCTGGATCGCGCCATCACGCTACATACCCCAGCACCCAACAGTTACACCCTGGCCGATTACCAGGCAGTAGCCAATGCCGCTGCAGCGCAATTTTCTGAAACCCTCCCACGCCAAGCCAGCCGCGCTGGCCGTGCACGTGCCGGGCAGCGCTTGTGGTCATCTGCTGCTGAAGGTAGCACCTGGCCGATAGCTAAAGTAAAGCTGGCGCATTTGCAAGGGCCTAGCATTGTCGGTAAATCAAGAGCAGGCCAGCGCCTCATGGGTGAGCGATCACGCTATGTGTTGCGCGTGTGGTATTACGCTGGTGTGGTTAACCCGGACGTGATTGCCGCTGCACTCAACGATTTTAAACAGTCTCATATGGTGCTCTTCTTTGAAGATATCACCACCAACGCGGGGAATAAATACTATGCATAGAGTAGACGGGCCGGGCAACGTTGCCGGGCATTGGGTATCTGAAGACCCTGTGAACGAGATTCCAGGCACAGAGATGACAGCCGATTGGTTTGAGGCTGTGCAGGAAGAGATTGCCGCAGTGGTTGAGTCACGCGGCAAGGTATTAAATAAAGCCAATAACCACCAGTTGCTTGAAAGCATTATGGAGATTGCCTCTGGTGCTGACCTGATTGCCAGATATGCCACAACAGGCAATATCGTGCTAAATGGTGACGCGGTTCAGGCTGGTGGCGATTGGCCTGCCGTGTTGCCAAATGGCACCATCGTCCTGGTCAGGGCGCAGACCATCCCGCAAGACAATGGCCCCTATGTGGTCAATGCTACGGGGGCATGGTCTCGCTTAAACACCTTTGATAGCAGCGCAGAGATCATCCCAGGGAAAACAATCAAAGTCACCGAGGGTGTGACGCTGGCAGACTCGATCTGGATGCTGGTGACTGATGCGCCGATTGTGCTGAATAGCACGGCTTTGGTTTTTGAGCGTAAGGACAAAATTCCGACTTCAACTATTCGAGGCGCTTTTAAAAATCTTAAACTATCGGCTAACGGCACAAGCGCCGTCGTCAATGTCACTATTGATGAAATAGTAACTGGTGACGGAGCAGGCAACTATTTATCAACACGCAATTGGAATAGCTCACTTGACATGACTGTTTCCGGCGCTGGTGGTTTGGATGTTGGTGCAGTTGCAGCATCAACCTGGTATTACATTTTTGCGATTACGAAAGATGATGGTACCAAGTCACTGCTAGCTTCCCTGAGTGCTACTAATCCAACATTGCCAGCTGGATACAACAAATCTGCACGTATTGGCAGTTTAAGAACGGATGGCACCGCAAATAAATATCCTCTTTCATTTATTCAGGCAGGCAGAAATGTTATCTACAAAACGGCTGCTGGCAGTAACGTCACTAAACTACCGACAATGGTATCAGGAGTGCAGGGTTCAGTACCCTCTACATTTGCATCTGTATCGACAGCTAATTTTGTTCCGCCAACTGCTACAGCAATCAAAGTTGCCGGTTGGGATGTGTCTGGAACCGGCATAGTGATTATTGCTCCGAATAACACATATGCATACCAAGTAGGTGCGACCATTACCGGCAACCCTGCTCCATATCAATTTAACGGTTCGGGTACCAGTGCAAGCGGCGCTGTTCCTGCGGAATTTTTGCTTGAGTCAACAAACATTTTTGTTATTACCGGCGCCTCTTCTGTTGTGGTCAATTGTATCGGCTGGGAAGACAGTATTTAAGGAGATTTTATGGGATGGGCAGTTAGAAAGGATGGGCTGGGTTGGCGATCTGTAGATAACGAGCAAGATTGTACTGAATTTGAAATCTATACAGAGACTGAGCCTTCACCAGTAAATGTGGTTGTAATAAAGACTAAATTTACCTCTCTTGAGTTTCTAGACAAATTTACACAAGCTGAGCAGTTAGGTGTGGTCGAGGCAAGCATGACTAACGCAGCCGTAAAACTTTGGTATGACAGGTTATTAGCAGCCAGCTTTGTGGATTTGGAAGACAGCAGAATCCCAGATGGTCTAAATGCATTGGTTGCAGCTGGACTGCTGGAAGCGTCAAGAGTGGCTGAGATCATGACGCCAGAGGAGCAAAACTAAAAAAACAGGGCGAGTGATTTAACGGTTGCGACCCGCTAAACCACCCGTCTCACCGTAGTCTGAGTACGGATCAACCAAGACCCTGCGCCACTAGCGGCCAGGTCATTATAGGTGACCGTATGAGTAACACAAAAGGAAAAAAGACCGAATTACGCTGTGTTCATTGTGAAAAGAAACTGGCCGAGGGTGAGGCCGTTTTATTGAGCATAAAGTGTCCGCGTTGTGGGCATGTGAATGAATTTAAGAATGCACCCCGAGAGAGGGGCGTGTGTGAGCTGTTAGCACATAATCCAGAGCATTGAGGATGATATTGGTGCCGAGGTAGCCCCGTACACAATTGCCAGGCTGGATCATCACGGACTGGACACCTGTCGAATATATGCCCGCCGCAGGGCTGATGCGCGACTCGCCGGACGAGAGTAACCGGCAAAGAACACTTGGACGGGCAAGGCTCTGCTGCAACCTTGTCGCCGCATCCGTAAGCGGCTTCAACATCGAGCGTCATGAACGCCTTTTAAATAAGGATTAATCATGGCGCAACCCTCTTTAAAAACTCGAAAATCTCCCTTAGCTTGGGTCGGTGGTAAAAGCAAACTCACCGGCACAATCATCCCTTTAATCCCTGACCATAAATGTTATGTCGAGGTGTTTGCTGGTGCCGCGTGGGTATTGTTTCGTAAAGAGCCTAGCAAGGTTGAAGTGATCAACGATATCAATGGCGACCTGATCACCTTGTATCGAGTATTGCAGCACCATCTTGAAGAGTTTGTGCGGTATTTTAAATGGTCACTCATCAGCCGCGATGAGTTTGAGCGCCAATTGCAAGTGGCACCGCACACCCTGACTGACATACAACGCTCTGCACGTTTTTACTACCTGGTCAGGACAGCCTTTGGCGCGAAAGCAGTAAACCAGTCTTTCGGTGTGGCCAACAGCACACCGCCCAGGCTCAACTTCAACCGCATAGCCGAAGACCTCACCGAGGCACATTTAAGGCTTAGCCGGGTCACTATTGAGAACCTGGACTATGAGCAGCTGATCACTCGATACGATGGCGAGCACGTGTTTTTTTATATCGATCCGCCGTACTGGGACAGTGAGACCGACTATGGCAAAGGCTTATTCAATAAAGGTGACTTCACTACCTTAAGAGACAAGCTGGCCAGCGCCAAAGGTAAGTGGATGGTTAGCATCAACAATGTGCCGCAGATACGTGAGCTGTTTGCAGACTTCCACATAAGTGAGGTTAAAACCTCATACAGCATCGCCAGCAAGGGCAGCAAGCCTGTGACCGAACTCTTGATCACCAACTATGATTTGCCACGCCGATAAAATTAAACCCGCTTTGAAGCGGGTTTGTATGTTGTTCAAATGGTATTTAATAGCCATTTATTCGCATCCAGTATTAAATGCATTATGGGTGTTTATTCGCATCCTATAATCAAGCACGAACCGTCCGAAAATCAAAGCCGCTGTACTTGAGGATTAGCAATGATGTGCAGGTGCATCAGGGATCCCCTGTTGTGGAGTATGCGGCTGGCGCCTTGCTGGCCTGTTTGATTGCCACTTCTTATCTTTTTCAGCGTTCCGGCTGGCT